ACACACCACCAATAAAGGTCTCGATAGCATCGATCTTAGCGTCTACCTTAGTAGACTGCCGTGACGAGTAGTAGTCCACCGCCTTATTGGTAGTGTTCGTCTTGAACTGTGCACCACGCATGATGTCGTCAACACCAGCGATGCGATCGATAGCCTGATACTTGCCCTGCTTGTCGAAGTACTTCTCGAACTGGAGAGAGGGTGGAGGTACAGCGTACACCATGTCGGTGATCTTCATGCCCTCCGGCACCTTGATGCCGATGGCATGACCTTGCGGACCTTTGATGATCTTCTCAGCGTCATCAGGGCTAACCTTGTTCACATCATAGAACAGATTACGGCTAGCCCACAGTCGCGCGCGTGCGCCTTCACTGTTGATGTCGTTGATCGCATCCTGCTGATCGAGGTAGTACGTCACCTCACCCTGCGTGTCGTTGCCGATAGGCGCCTTGTGGAATGACAGCTTACGCAGTGGGAAGAACCGCGGCAGCTTGTAGGGATCATCCCACACCCAAAACGGCCACTGCCACTTATTGTCAGCGAAGCCATAGACACGTCGAGTAGACTTGTCCCAATAGTAATAGACCTTAGTCCTCTGTGCGTCCTTCAGATTATCCTTGTCAGCATGACCATAAGCACCAGCCTCCCCATCCTTGAAGATAGTGAAGCTCTCGGTGTTATCTTTCGGATCACTGCCCATGAGGACATGGCTAGGTTCATAGATAGACTTAACCTGCCCATCCTTGTCCTTCTCACCATAGCGAGCGTTGAGGTAGGTAGTAGGCAGATAGTCCACAGTGATGATCCAGTTGGCATCATCATAGGACGGGTCCATGCTGCACGGGTCAACGATGACATCGTGCGGCGGACGGTTGCGTACCTTAGGACCAGATGGTGAGAGGACGCCAACAGCTTCCTCCAACGCCATCAACTCACCTTCTAACTTCTTAATCTCCTGCGTGTCCTTAGCCTTCACGTATGCCTCAGCGATCCTATTCAGATCAGCCATGGCAGCGTCACTACTCTCCTGTTTGATAGTGAAGCTAGTCTCAGCCCACGCAGCGTTAGTAAGCGTTGCCAGGATAACAGCCTGCTCCATCTTCGGCTTGAGGTTGAAGCCAGGAGCCTGCTCCATGTTCGCCAGTGTATAGAGTAGCCGCTCTAGCACAGAGGCCAGCTTCTTGAAATCTTCCTTAGCCGCTGTGAACTCAGGCTTAGGGTTCTTAGCATACACCAGCGGTACGATGGTAGCAGTGTTAGAGAACACCACGTTCTCAGTCTCAGAGTAGTTGTCACTCACCTTCCTAGCGAAGTAAGTGTTACCACTAGCACCCTGACGGCTGGTACGATGGGACATCTGATCGTTGTTGTAGTACTTGAGCGCTTCATCCCAACGCTCCTTCCTGTGCTTCATAGCAGCGATGCCCTGGTCCTTACGTCCAGACACCATCTTGCCGAAGTTCTTAGAGACAGGGATCTTGGCTTCGCCCATCACCTTATAGGTAGGCCCAGGTTCCGCAGCCTTTGCAGGCTTCACTTCCCCACCAGTGGTCTCTTCGATTACCTTATCGATCACATCGTCAGCCATCTCTACCTCCTAACTGCCCGAGGAATATACCCTCGCTGGGCAGGGGCGATCTCTCGCCACTTAGTATACTGTGCTAGTGCATCCTCGATATCACTCATGATGAGCGGCGCTGGTGTCGGCCTATCCGTCAGCATGTACCGTAGGGTGTCCATAGCATGGTTGTTGCTATCCTGCGGCTCGTCCTCATACTCACCTTTAGGGTTCCGCTTCCAGTAGTAGTCACTCATCTCGTTGATAGCGAAGTCACACTTCTCACTCATGTATAGGTATGGTGCATCTAGGTTGCCAGACACCGGATGAGTGATGTACTGGCTAGGTGACAGGTATACCTGTATCTTAGCGATACCATTCACGATGTCATTGTTGCCACGCTGCATCATAATGCCATAGTCATTCATGAAGAGGTCAGCTACGGTGACACCTACAGTCTTAGAGTTACCACTACTCCTACGGAACACCGCAGGATCAGCGTACATCATATCCTGGAATGGTATGCCGAAGGATGAGTAGAGATTACGCAATCCACGGATAGCTTGGGCAGTTTGCTCGATGGTTGACTCCTTAGCGTAATAACCATCGATGATAAAAGTGCGGCCATTGCCATCAACGAAACCCAGCAGATAGCAGCTCGGAGATACGAGGCCATGGTCATAACCCTCCAAGAAGCGTAGCCGCCTGTTAGAGTTGATCTCATTCCGCAGATGACGCAGCACCCAATCATGGGGTATCACATGCTGCGTTAGATCGAACTGCGGATAGACTAGACCTTCGAACGCACCCCACTCACCCATGAGGTAGCGCTGGCGCATCTGCCCCTTGTAGGTGTTCTCTAGACCCTCGATGTAGTCAGCAGGCAGGTTGTCCTTGTTCTCGTATGTGCTGCCCTCAAAGAGTTCAACCACAGGGTTGCCCTCTTTATCCACCATCAGATTGTCAGCCTTAACACCTAGCGACTTGTACATCTGCACTGGTCTAACAATCTCACGGTAGATCCAGTTGCGGCTAGGGTTAGCGGTTATAACGAACTGACGAGGACCAGTGTTAGGTAGAAGGCGAGGATCCCATATTCCATCTTGTTCATATAGCGCATGTGCAGCCTCAAGATGGAGTGGGGCGCTCCCACGCAATCGACCCATCAGATCTAAGAAGTCCTTGTACGATATCTCTGGATCTTCCGCCTGGTCTAGGCCGATAAAATCGTATGACGCTGATAGGAGGTTGGAAGAAGTCTGCTCTTCCTGTTTGCCTTGCTGCGCTACGTAACGAAAGTTGACAGTCGTACCGTTCTTCCAGACTAGGATGTTCTCTTTCTTGTCGAAGCTCGACTTCATCGCTGGTGGGAACCATTTGAAGAACTCCGGTCGCAGTGAGCTGTTCAACTTAGGGAAGGTAGCCCTACCCAACATGATGTTAGCACCTGGGTAGAGCATACCAACTCTGATAGCCTTGATGCACAGGGCAGAGGTCTTACCATTCGCAAAGCCTCCTGCGTAGCCCTGCACCTTAGCAAGGCTACACATGAAGCGATGCGAGAGGCTACCCTCGGTTAGACGGTAGGGCTTGCTGGGCAAGTTCCTGTTCCTTCTTAGCCTTGGCCTCACGCTCACGCTGTGCCTTGTACTCCACCATGATAGCGTCTACGATAGACACATCGTGGGCGGTGCACTTAGCGAACCCATCCTTGTCCATGTTGCAGTGGCTAGGGCCGTAGTGTAGTCGGTGGCATGGATAGCAGGGTAGGTCACCAGGAGTGATAGCACACAGGTTCACCCAATCCTTACACAAGTTCTCCTTGCTACTGTGCGACAGGAACATGGCCTTGAAGATTGGTTGGTATGCGATAGCATTCAGCACGCCAGTCTCCGGTCCAATCACCATGTCTACGATGTGCGCTAGTGCGATGGTGTCTCGGATGGACTGGCCGACGATGGATTTGATGTGTTCTGGATTTGCGCCATAGCGTACTGCATCATCGACAATCCGCTGAACATGATCCTTGGCCTCATTGTCTGCGATAAGGAGGACATAAACATTGTGCTTGGTTGCCAAGCGATGGACCATAGGCGAAATATGCTTGAGTTGTTTGTGGTGAGCTGATCCTCGTACCACAACCAAAGCAGTCGTATAGCCAGCGTACGGTGCGATGCTTTCGAGTGCTGTTCCAATCTCAGCAGGCGATAGCTCAACTCGGGGTGGTGCCCCCAATGGTAAGCCGGCAACCTCATGTGTCCATTCCCTATAGTTATGTCCACACAACTTACGTCTCTGCGTGTCCGACAGATTGTAGAGGTGTGGGTTGAACGGTGTCAGCAGTAGTGTGTCCTCAACACTAGCGGTAAGCTGGATTACCTTGTCATACCGCTTCTTGAACTCGTTCCAGTAGGGATCGAGAAAGCCACCAGAGATAGGACCAGCCACATCATTGATGACGATATGCTCGATCGCACTGTCATGCTTGAGTATATCCGCACCACGCGGGCCAGTGTTGAAGTGGATGGTGTATCCCTGTTCCTGTAGCGGACCGAACAAGGTAGTAGCCTGGATCATATCACCAAAGGCACCATAGCGAATGACCATCGCTAGTTTCTTGTTGCCCTTGCGGATAGCCCATGGCTTGTACTCTCGCATCTCAGGTACATGCGTTTTCATGTACACCTGGAAGAAGGAGTACTCATTGTCCAGTGCTCTGTCCTCATCCTCCAAAACAATGAAGCCGTTGCCAGCCTCAGCAGCCACCACATTCATGTGCTGGATAATGTCTTGGGGAACGAAGTCATGCTTGTGGTCAGGGTTGGCACCATACTGACCAACGTTGGGGTAGAGGTTTTTGTGGGGAAGGTAGAGGATAAGATATCCTCCAACCTTGAGGGCGTTCCACCAGGAGCTAAGCACATCTTTCGTGTTATGGCAGTGTTCGAGATAATGACTACTGTACACATAATCCAGCTCCTTGAAGTTAGACAAGTCCTGTCCATCCTGACAGAACTTAGCTACGGGATAGCTCCCATTCCTAGCCAAGTCCACGCCAATAGCATCAGGGTGTACTAGATCTTGTCCACAACCCACATCCACTCCCTTACCGTGAATGTACTGCCAAGCTAGATAGCGGATCTTAGACGTCTCGTTGCCACAAGACGTATTGATGTTCCAGACCATAGTGTCCTAGTGTCCTAAATTAGAGAGCGTAGGTGCTTAGTGTGTTGCTGTTATGCCCAATGACCGCTCGCGCGGACCTAACCCAGCCAGACTTCACACACGTTGGTATACTACGATGGCACCTACTACACCGTTAAGGATGCGGGGTTAGGCGAACCTGTTACGCGTATCCGTAGCAGTGTCACCAGCCAACACAGACGTAGCGATCGCCACATTGCTGCCATTGTGCTGAATGACGTTGCTAGCAGAGGTAATAATGCGACTGACTGCACGCTCGTACATCCAATCAATCTTCACACCAAGTGATGGGTTGATCGGCGGTGCACTAGCGGTAGGTGTGTTGCGTGCGGTAGTATTGACGATAGTATCAACCGCAGCGTTAGCACTGGTACGCGACTCCTGACGCACGGTAGTAGCAGCAGCAGTACCGAGAGTGATAGCTCGCACGTCAAGTACACCAGCAGCATTCGGCGCAGTAGTACCACCGATGAACTGAAGGTTAGCATCAATACGACCAGCCGTAGCAGCAGCAGTAGTGCCAACCAGTCGTTGAGCATTCACGTCCAGATAGCCGGCAGTGTTAGGCGCAGCAGTATTACCGACATGTGAGAGGTTCACATCAAGACGGCCAGCAGTCGCAGGCGCAGTCGTACCGTTGATGAACTGAACGTTAGCGCCAAAGGTCGCTGCGCTAAGAGGCTGGAGCAGGTTCCACTTCTTACTGACCGCATCGAAGCCAGTACCAGTGAGGCACAGGTCTACATATGGATTAGCACCAGCGACACTAGCGCCCATGGTATCAGAGAGACACAGACGATAGTGCCCAGGCATACCAGTCGCATTGATCTGCAGGAACCCACCATCCGCATGAGCAGCACCTAGACTACCCAACGCAGTCATGGCGAGTGTACCCTGTGCCGTCATGCCCGGCTTGAAGTATCTAGCCGTGATGTCACTCGCAGCGAGGCCCGTCTTACCGACAACAGCGGTAGTAACGGCGTTGTCCCTGAAGAACACTACATCCTCTACATCCGTAGAGTTCCAATCAAAGCCGTCCATCGTACTCTCCTAGATGCGGAAGCCGCCGTTGAGAAGTTGAAATCCGCCATTGTTGTAGCTATCAGGTAGGATCAAACCACTACCACCGCCACCGCCGCCGGCTGTCTTATACACCTGTGCAACGTGCAGCGTTGGCTTGGTGTTGTATGCCGCGTTTGACAAGTCCCAGCCAACTGACGTAGTAGCACCAGATGCGATGCGATAGCCGAGTGCTAGCTCTGAGATTGCTGCCGTCCCTGCTGCATCATTCTGATAGAGCGCCGTCGTACCAGACTGTGGCACCAGTGCTAGATCGGTCCAGCCGTCAAGGAGATAGCAGCCTGTCACCACTACATCGCCCGGGTCCGTATCGACCGTAATCGTGAAGCCTGTTCCCGTCGAGATGACTGCATCACTATCGCCAAGAGGGTCAGCCGTGTTACCATCACGGATCGCAAGAGCGGCAAGCAATGAAGCAGTGGCAGCGTAGGCTAAGGTTGCATTGAGAGTCTGTGTATCTGGATCAGTGACAACGCGATGGCGAAGCGCAATATGCCCCCAACCACCAGAGCCAGATGCATCAGGACCAACTACCCTGTCCTCGGTCAAACTCACGCTATCATGAGAACATGCGGTGACTAGCGGCGCAGGCTCCACAAAGAATGTGAAGATTGGCGCGACTAGAATGTCACCGGCAAGTACAGCGACGCTAGCTAGACTAGGCGAAGCTGTTGAACTCTGAGCATTCTGGCCGAGGTAGTGGATCGTCGCCATTATGCAGCCCTCGTCAGGTCGAATTGCGGGCTAATGGCCCAATTCGCGTCGGTCGGGCCACCCTGACTAGTGTACTCACCATCAAGATAGTCCGCTTCAGCTTCCGCCTTCGCATTGCCAACACGTTCCCATAGAGCGCACGCTGCCTTACGGTAGACAGAGTAGTTGTGCGGGTCCGAGAAGCTAGATAGTGTACCACTGCTGGGACATCCACCAGACGGGATGAGTTTAGTCGTATCATCCCAATCATCAGGTTCTGCGATACCGACGTGATCCCAACTCTCTGCCAAGTCACTATCCGCAGTACCACCACCATTGTCCGTCGTGAAGTTGATATGGTATGCATCAGCGCGCGATCGACAACCACCATCACCAGCAGCCGCAATACCGAAGTAGTTCTTGTTCACTGCCTGGACAACGAACTCATCACTGTCAGTGAAGTTGCCACGCAGCCTCTCCATTCCAACAGTGAACATGATAAAGTTGAACTGGAACCAGCGGACAGACCAGCCGAAGCCATTCACATTATTCAACAAGAGAGTGGGGATGCCCAGCGCCACTGCCTTAGCTGGCATGTTCGCAGTCTTACACACCGAGTTGAGATAGCCCTTGTTGTCCGTGTAGATGTCGGTGATGTAGCCGCGCAGCGGATGGCTGTCCGGCATGACGTGGTTGACGTTGGCGATGCAGGTGAAGCCCCAGGCACCGGAACGTGGCTGAATAAGCCATAGCGTGACCGACTCGAAAAAGTCAGTGTTGGGGAGCGTCTTTGATCGATAGTTCACATCGTGCGAGGTGATGGCATTGGTTGCATCAACTAGCGCGCTCTCGAAATGCCATGGCTCGCCGCTGAACACGAAAGCACCATACGCCACCTGGGCATAGTGAGCGTAGTCATTGCTGGTAATCGGCGATGACCCGGCGGTGTTGTCGATCCACCAGCCGGCATTGCTGTTGTCGGTGCTGCTAACCCGTGAGTCGCCTTCAATGCTCCCGTAAGTCTCATCACGCGCTACCACAGGCTCGCCATAGGCGGCCACGTAGTAGTGTTTACTAATCATATTGAACCCGCAGGCATTAGCGTAGAGCTGCTGTGTCAGGTTCTTCTTGTTCGCGATCAGCGCTCGGCCTACCCAACCAGCGTACCAACCGATATCAGGGCGACCTCCTGGTGCTGTAACATCGGTGTGGATGTCGTAACTATCAAAAGGCACCAACGTATCAGGCGTCGGGTTTCCGATCTCAGTGACGATCTCAGAGCGCACCCGCTGCGGCGGGAATAGCAATGCCTCGAATACCTGATCTGGATCGATGACTGCACGCATCGTCGGTGCATTAGCAGACCACACCGCTGAGAAGTCTTCCTCACAGACGTCCTGTGCTAGACCACCCTGCATATTGTAGGACAGGCTAGTGTATGCCTGGACATCACTGCCTGACTTCTTCGCACGCAAGGCTGTGATAGTACCAGTGCCAGGGGCAACAGGAGTACCACCGAAGTCCTCATCCCAATGAGAGATAAGACGGAAGT